GCGCAATTCACCGACTACAGTTGGTCAGATTGCCATACATGTAGATCGATCTAAACTTGAGACTGAAAATTTTTTCAGTTTACTCACTGAACCTAACAGAGATATCTTCTTCTCATTTGTTGAAAAGATTTACATGAGTGAAGGAGTGTCTCTGGAAGAATTAGAATCTGATTTACGAACTGATCCTACATTCGGTCTCATTTATACTCAGGGTAGTTTACGTCTGGGTACCACTATTGTAGATACTCAGATTCCTGAAACAAATGTGGGACCAGCAACAGTTGTTGACCGAATCGACTTTGAACTTGTATTTCCTGAGGTTACTGAGAAATTCAGACTCTGGATCAATCGTGAAGTATTTATCGATTCGTATCCGCTGACAACTATTACGAAAGTTATTCTTCCTTGCGACTACTCGTTGTTACTTCAGCCTTCACTGATAAACAACACTGTTGATGCGCTTATTGCGTCAACATCATTCAGTTTTGGGAGTATGTCTAACTCAGTTGCACAGGGTGATAACTCTGGATTGTTGACTTACAATACCAGATACAAAGTCAACTCTCAGTCCATTAAGATGATGCCGTTTGGTATTCTCTATAAGGGTGCAACTCCTTCTTCATTAGAAATTCGAAAAGCTATACGAGAACTGTTACTTAGTTTTGGTGTAGCTACTGCAGATACCTGGAAGGCTATACTTCCAGATCTTTTTGTAACTGGACAGTTCTTCCTTATTCCCATGTGGAATGATTATATTACTCGTCCTGAACGAAAGGTATATCAGTCTATACTTCGAATGAAGAATACTGAAGGGGTTATCTCTACGTTATATCCTGCGATGAGTGTAGAGTTTATCAGACAGCATCAACAGATATTTACGTATGCTAAGAACCCTGGGTTTGCTCTTGTGATACCAGATCCTCTGAATGAAACACAGTTTTCATTAGTGGACATTCATCCGACGTATCAGCATTACTCAACACAGTCATCTGAATCCAACTTCATGGAAGAACATACTCGTGAGTTTGCTATCAACTTAAACCGAGTTATTTCTTCTTTGATGGGCGAAGGAATTACTGAAGGATACATCACCAACATATTCGATGAGAAACGCTACTTATCGTTTGTTGCTGCAGATATAGAGTATCATGTACTCTATCCTGAATCGTATCCTGAAACGAATCCGTAGGTTAGCTTCTAAGATAAGAACGGAGATATCTCCGTTCTTATCTATTTTCATTATGATCACCCTTTTAATTTCGGGGAAATGTGGGGAAATTATGCGTTACATAGAACCACAAGATACTTCGTACGTCGACAGTGACCCAGTCAAAAAGATCTACGATCTCTTCAAGTATAGATTTTTCTACCGCTGAGGATGGGGATTATTTCATTTATGTAGCCCCAAATTCAGAGGGTGAGATGGTACTCCCTGGGTACACAAAAAGTCCTCCAAAAGTAGGAACTGAACGACCGTTCATTACCCACGAACTATTCGCGACATATACTCGTTCGGACGTTGGTATTGTTAGTGTAAGTAAGGTGTGTATACTCACATTTTGAATAATCCTATAGAAGCTAAAACTATCACATAAACTAAAGCTCGGTTAGAATTTAACCGAACATATTAAGGAGTCAATCATGCCGTATTATGGTATTGTTGGTGAATCTCACCAGATTAGTGCGGAACCTTGGAGAAAAGCTAGTCATCCTGAATGGGTAGAATTAGTTGAAGCTAGACCTGCAGATACTGGATATGTTGTAGCACTCAATGAAGAAGGTATGGGTATCTGGATCAAAGATCCTACACCTGTTAAATCTGAAAGAGATTACCTTCTTACTACAAATTACGATCCCAACATTCTTCAGGCTACAAGAATGTTGAGGGTAGCACAACGTACCGGAGCTAGTGCTGAACGAATCTCTGCACTTGAAACATGGATTTCGGTACTTGACGACTATGCCGAAACTTTGTGTGCTATTCCGGATACACCCGAGTTTCCTGAAAATGTAGTATGGCCTGAACTTCCCGTATATTCGGGACCTGAGAATTAATTGTACAAATACCTGAAGTCTTCCTCATTGGGAAGACTTCAGTAAACAAATGTTATGCCCTATAGCAGGTTATATTTATGAACGGAGGATGTGGTTATGAAGTTTAATGCCCCAAAAGGATCTACCGATCCTAATGCGTCATATGTAGATGAGAATTTGGATGTAGGTCAAGAAGGCTCCATAGTTCCGGCAATAGCCGTAGAAGCACCTCAACGAGAAATAATTAATGCGATTTTGGCTGCAGGGTTAATACCCGATGAAAATAATCTAGCGCAATTAGCCGAAGCCATTAAAGTTCTAGGTTTACCGGAAGGTGGAACTGAAGGTCAGACTATCGTTAAACAACCCGACGGATCTGTTACATGGGGTAACGTATCGGGAATGCCTGTAGGCACCCTGCATTTTCCCGAGCACCGGTAAGCCGGACCCCGGCTCCGTGGCTGTGAACGTAAAGCAAAAATTCTTGCGCTCGGTCTATCCTCAGCTCGTAGTCCGCGTGCTTACCGATGGAGACTACCTTACTACTGAAGAAGCATGGGATGCCGAAGCCGCCGCACAGGAAGGCAGCTGCGTTCGCTATGCTTTGACGGACACCCATATCATTCTGCCGTGTCATAGGCATTATTGGGCTGCAGCGCAGCCGGGTGTAGCTGGTAAGGGCGTTGGGGATTGGCAGGCCGATGCGTTTCAGGGGCATAAATTTACTATTGACCCAACAAAAGGAACAATCGGTACTAATGGCTCTGATTATGGTGCGGTCACTGTTGGGCCGGGAGGAAGTGCGGCTCGTGATCGTGTAGACTTTCTGTCTAACTATCCAATCAGCGATGGCGTTAACGGTGCGCCTCGTATTGCAGACGAAACGCGCCCCAAAACATCCTATCTGCTGCCCTGCATCAAGGTTGCTGATGTGGCCGTGAACGCCTCGCAGGTTGATATGCTGGCGCTGGCAGGGCTGGTGGCAGAACTCAACGGCAACAAGGTGGACTGGGATGCATGGGCGCAAAAACTCCATGAACCCACAGGATATCAGGTATTCCCCGGCGGACTGATCCTTCAGTGGGGAAGAACTGGAATCATAAACTCAACTGCGTATGCAACGGTCACATTCCCGACGGCATTCCCCAATGCGGCATGGATAGTGCTAGGATGTGCAATTGGCGATGACGCCACCGATGCTGCCGGGAATAACGGTGGTTGCTGTACATACATCATCGACCAATCCCAGTTTACAATAGGTCATTATAACGCTGGATCAAACCACACCCGGATGTTCTGGATTGCTGTCGGTAACTAGGAGGTTGACATGTATTATAGCCATTCAAAACGAGGTTTTTTTGACCTCAGACTTCACGGTAGTAACATCCCCGCCGATGCTATGGAGATATCCTCCGAAGAATACCGCACGCTACTTGTTGCACAGGGGAACGGTAAGGTCATCCAACCTGATGAAAACGGTAGGCCTGTGGCAGTTGATCCCCCTGCGCCACCTGCACCTACTGAAGAAGAACTCGTCGCCACTGCCCGTGCGGAACGTGACCGACTCATGTGTGAGGTCTATGATCCTACCATGATGCAGCTACTACGTAGACATCGCACAGCAGTGATATCCGGAGCTGATACTACCGAAATCAACACCATCATTGTTGCATGGGATAGCTACGCATATGCGTTGGAACGTATTTCGGAGCAACCTGGGTTTCCGACCAAAATTGTGTGGCCACAGATTCCATAATTGTATTCACATAGAGCAGAAGTCCAGTCTGGACTTCTTCTCTACAAAAGATGGTATGTACAAACCAGCTGGAGGAGATTAATAATGAAATTTCAGCCCCCACTTAATTCACAAAATCCTAATGCATCATATCAAAACGGTGATCCTATTCAAGGTATACTGGGATCAAAAGTACCTGCGGAAGCTATCGAGGGTCCTCAAAGAGAAATAGTCAACGTTATTCTTGCTGCAGGTATTACTCCCAATGAGGCAGATAATAGCCAGCTAACTCAGGCTATTCAATTTATTGCAGGTAACGTTGGTAGCAGTGGTATCAACATTCCCGCACAAGCACTTATGCAAGCCAATTTAGGATTACGTCCTGATGGTTGGACTGAAGAGGATTGTGATCCTCCTACTTGCGCAATTGTAAGTGATAAACTTCTTCCACAGACAACTCCATGGGGAGTGAATGGAATCATCACTGCTAGTTCTGAATCTGCAGGATATCAAGCATGGAAGATGTGGAACGGTATTCAAAATACTACTGCATCTAACTCATGGCTCAGTAATGGAGTATCCACTACTGAAACATTAAACATGAAGTTACATGCCAATCGAGCATTCGATGCGTTACATCTCGGTAGTTATACGGGGGGAATATCAAACTCCCCTGTCTCTGGTGAAATATACGTTGATGATATCTTAAATACAACATTCTCAGGACTGGTATGGTCATCTGCAACTGAAATTAAAACCATTCCATTGACTACACCCATTACTAGTGGTAGAAAAGTTGATGTTAAATTGGATCCCATTTCTGGCCGTCTTGGTGTAGGCACGTTGGGCCTTCAGTTTACTGATTGTCCTGCTGGAAGTATCTTAGTTCTTCCTGGACTTCAATTAGCTTATGCTGACTTTGGTGCAGTAACTATATCCAACGTTCTTTTAGAGAATAAATACGGGTCAGTTACTGATCTTCCTGACGGATCCTATTTCATCTATGCTGCACTCGACAGTTTCAAAAATGTCGATACTATTCATGTATCTCCTAACAGACCGCTTATCGGAACATTCAGAAAAACTGAATATGTTTCAATTACCCCTGGGACTCCTATAGGGGATATGGATCTGATGGCGAATGCGTTCGATGGTAGCTTAGGTGGAATCAACACGGTATGTGCTCGTAAAACGGGAACTAGTATTCTTGGTAACACCTTCGAGGGTGCAACTCGAACTGACGCTGTATTGATGTATCCTTCTATCGATTCGGGATTCATTTCAGGTAGTGGTAACGTTAAGTTTGAAATATATGGTGGAGAGGTTTATGATTTAGAGCAGATGACTCTGATCGGATCTAAAACTGTTGCCAATACAAAGACTAGTGTAGCTATACCTGTCACAGGTAATCATCCAGTCATGGTTGCAAAAATCATTCCTCCTTCACAAGCACAGGCCTGCTTTGTAGCGGAAATGGTCTGGCAACGAGTTATGGACGGTGGGGATTTATTTGACCCATTCAGATTAACTGTTCGCAACTTTGAAGATGTACTTATCCGTAGAGTTCCTATCGGGATGCTGACTATCTCAGGTGGCAGTATTGTCAATATGAGTAGCTACGCACTCGGTAACCGAACTATGATTCCGGTAAATAACGGAGATCTGGTTGCTCTCAATAGTATCTATGAACAAAGTTTACCTTATCCATGTTGGGATACTCAATTAGCTATACCTTACATCTATACTGAAAATATGTGGGGTTGGCCAGGATGGGAATTCTTATATTCTGGTGGTAACAAATCTCTGGGTGTGACCAGTCTTATGGCTAAAGAAACCTTAAGAACTATCACAGGTACATCAAACTTTGCAGCTAACAGAATCTTCAGCGGTAGTGAATTTGGTATCACCACTGCAGTTACTACAGTTAAATGTAGAGTGTGTGCAACCCGAGGATATTAGTACTTAGACTCTCTGGATGTGGTCGATGAACTGCATCCAGAGAGTCTATCCTGGTATGATATGAATGTACCCCTTATGATAAGATCCAAATTTGTTGAGTGATGAGGATTCTGAAATGAGTACAAATAACAACCCACCTCCGAGATATAACTACGACGTTATATACCCTTACGAGTACATACCGGTATGTCAGTTGTGCTACGATAGTAAAACAGACACATGTTCAACCAACTCAGTTAACAGTACTGAATTAGTTCCTCTTCCCCCTAAAGTGGGATATGCAGTATGTTGGAATATGCATAAAGAAGAATGGTACTATGTTCCGGATCACCGTGGTAAAGTTTACTGGACCACAGATATGGTTTATAATGAACCGGGTATTTTAATTACCTCACTCGGAGATCTTCCAACTGATGCATCATTCATAAGACCCAAAGCAAGTCCCGCACAACAACGAGTAGATCTGGAACTTACAGTTCATAAGTACCACAAATTACTTATCGATAATGGTGTTACAGTGGATGGTATCAAGTTCGATACTGATTCGAGTGCACTAACTGCATATTGTTCATTTTTGATGATTGCAAAAAATATACCTGATCACACTAGTGATCACTGGCAAGCATCTAAGAATGTATTCGTAACTATGACCGCACCACTCTGCTTTGCTGTACTTAAGACTTGTCTAAAATATCTCGACGGGTGTTATAAGTTCCTTCAATTGAAATTGGAAGAACTTAAAGATACTCCAGATGAGGAGTTAGATCAGTTTGACCCGAAACATATTCGTAGAAAATAGTTCCATCTTGAGGGAGAGATATCTCTCCCTCAAGATATATTTGTATTTTAAGTATCCGTCATTTTATGCATAGACTTCGGTGGTTATATGGAGGTAACATGCAACTACAAGTTAATTGGACTTATAAGTTCTTCTTCATAGATGGATTCGATCTTTTAAATGGTATTTATAAGGTCGTAAAAATCTATTCCTATCAGGAGTTACTCGATGAAGCATTGTCATTATACGACGATCTCTATAAACACGTAGGAAAAACAGAAGAAGAGTTAGAAACAGATATAACTAAATATAACAAAGAACCAATCCTCAAATTGGTTAGTGTGGATGACTCAACTAAAGTTTACTATGTACCTTTAGCTGTACTTTTGTATACTCCAGATTTAACTGTTAAACCATACTCTAAGATTGCCATAGGTGTTAATGTTGGACCTATCGCAGATCCTGAACAGATCAGTCACATTGTTCAGATAATCAAAGAGAGTATATCAAAACAGTTTGGGGTTACAAATGATCCACAGTTGTTTAATACTGGTACGGTGTGGTTGACTGATGCCGAATATGCAGTTATAGAAGCTGATCGTAAAACTGCAGCAACGGAGATCATTAACTACTATGGTGAAAACCAAAAGTTAAGAGCAGACATACAAAAGCTTAAAGAACAATTGGCTGTGTATGAAACATATTTCCGTGCACACCGCCAGGAGGGTTAAATGTATCTTACTCCCGACTTGACTGCCACAAATCCGATGTATAAACGTGATTCCGATTTACGTTTAGTGATCGTACAAGATCAGAAATTAGAGTTCTTAGATAGTCCTATCTATCCTGATACATTACAAATCAGTTTACTTGGTACGGTCAATATCACTTTAGTCAAATTTTTAGATTGGGCTATACGTGAAGATGACATCGATTATGCGACAATGTCACGTATGAAGTTGATAGATCCTACTTTTGATAAAGTGATTGTTAAGTCTATCACTATGGTTAAGAGTTGGTCGCAGAACTATCGCGTTCAAATGTCGTATCAACGAGTATTACCTATAGAAAGTAAACTCGCACTTGAACCTACTAATGAGATCTTAAACATCACTCCTGAACTTATGGATGATCTCATCCGTACAGTCAGGTATCATGATGATCTACTTACACCTGTAGACGATATTCATTCCATACATACCAAGTCACCGTTGTTACTTGAAGCAGATCCTCGTAAAGAGAGACCTGAAAATGTTATCCGAAATGAATTTCACAATATCAATACCACGACCAAGATACATGTGATTCACCCCCGAGGTGGTGCGTACTATCGGGATTCTCTTATGGTTGAGAGGGTAGATCCTGATGTAGAAGATCCTACTGTATCTATTCCTGAGAATATTCTCGTTGAAGGTGTGGATTATCAAGTGGACGGGTGTGATTTCCATCGTACAAGAATAACTGCGAATACCTCTGGGGTATACCGACACATTCTGTTCATCAAAGATTTAGTAGGTGAAGTAAAGATCACCTATCACGCCTATGGTGGAGATGTTGTTCTTGATGATATTCGTGCTCACAATGAATCAATTAACAATATTCTGAAGTATATCCTGGACTCCCAGTTGGTAACTGAAGAAACACTTGTTAACGCTAAAGCAATGGTGACGATGAGAAGCCGTATTGCAAAATTGGAGGAAAACATGCGTGCACTTGCTCTTACCGGGAGTCCTTCTGGTGGTGACTGTACTACTGGGTCTACGTTAGTTAAAAAGATCATGTCTGTCGACAATGCTCTACATTGGTACACCATCGCTTCGCTGTATAAAGTAGATGGTTCGGACGATATATTCACAAGTGATGTGATGAAACTTCGGCTGCAGTCTTTGTATACGAAGTTCTCGTTCTTAGCTACTATCAATGTCAACATTGATCATGCTACCACTAAACTGGATGTATCGTGCGAATCTGCAACCTATCCTAAGGGATATATTCCTTTTGAGGATTATTCTCAGATAGAGCAGATCATACGTCCTCAGTTCCGTATCATCTGGAATGCCAATACTGTAGAAGGTTCTGGTATTTATCTTCAGCTCGGATTCCGACTGAAAGGTATCATTGAAGAAACTTTTGCAATAGAAGATATGAGTGGTAAACAGTCAGCATGGAAGCTGTTGTCTACGGTTTCAGAAGCATCTGCTCCTGAAGATAATCTCGTCACACTTCCTGCAGCTAATCACATTTGGGATACTCTTAATCCTAATAGTGCACAAGCTACCCATATCGTACCTTTCCCCGATGGTCATCTTGTGTGGGCTGGTGAAGAAGCTCTTAACCGTCCTGATTCTGGATGGAAGAATTTTGAACTGGTTCATCTTCTTGAGAAAGATACTGACATTACCAAACTGCGTTCACTGAGACTGGATCTTGAAGAACGTAATGGTTCTCGATTCCCAGTTAAGATAGAGTTTATTCCTGGATCTGACAAGCTTGCAGGTAGTATCTCGTTTAACTACAATGGTCTTCCTGCGTACATCAATGCTCTGGTAGAACGCAATACTTTAACGTCAGATATTCGTATTCGTATAAATGCTGACATTACTGCAGGGCCTTCTGCTAACCAGCTTTCATTGAAACAAGTTCTTGCATTCTTCTAGGTGTACACAATGATAGTTGTCACAACCAAAAAAGATGTGAAGACACAAAAACATGTCGTAGTTCAGTACTATGTGACTACGGTAGAACCTACGTCTTTACTTCCCGGACAATATCAGTTTTGTACTGGTGAAGTTCCTAAAGATTTCTATAAAACACCCCACTGTTTCTTTGTAGAAAATGGAGTGTTGAGAAATGGTTATGGAACTAAATTCAACGTTTGAGTACTAGGTGGCATCAGTACCGATAACTGATTTCATTCCTTCCTTCTAAGAGGTGTGTGGTAATCCCACACACCTCTTACTCTAATTGGAGAGCATATGTCAAAACCTATTATAACCCAGAAACTTATTCATGTTGCAGGATGTTGTCCAACACATCTTCCCAAATTCTTAATTTTGTACGACGATGGTACATGTTGTGACGATAACACAGGCATCACTTATTCTAGTGAGGATGAATTTATTAACTGGTATAACAAGAATGGGTTACAACTGATTCTTATCTCTTTAGAGGAGTTTTCTCATGTGGGCATTTGCAATCGGTAATCGGACTAAGAAATGTCAGGATGGAAAGTATTTCATTTTGTTTCCTACTACTGAGGTAGATGGAGATCTACTGTCACATCCTGTAGTTACAACTACGGTAGAAGACATCGGGTTAATTCAATTGGATGCTACCCTGAAACCCGGTACGCTTAAAGGGAGTGCACAAACTTCTGAATCTATGGAAATCGTTCAGCGAGTTATGGATACCATTAACTCGGGCGATCCTCACATCATCATTCAGTATCTTCTGGCGATGTACCATAGTGCCATGACGGTACTTCCCGTAGATTCATGGGATCTGAATCTTTCGATGATCAATCGAAATATTTTACCTATATCTTTGAATAATGTAGAACGATTGACTTTCTTCATCACAGATGGTGAAGGTAAAATCCCTGATATGGAAGATTCATTCCATTACCCGGATGAGATCTATACCCGAATTTTGGGTGAAATTCATACCGTAAAACGCGAGGATGGATCACTCGTAGATCACGTTATTCCGAAGTTCAGGGTTATCTGTCTGCGGACTGATGATAATGTAATTCTGGAAGAAATTCCGTGGGATCCGCGTACTGATGAGAATAATCCAAATGTCGTGGCTGCATATTTACACGACACGGATATTACCATCAGTAACATTCCTGGTTATACTGAACAATTCACGGATCTTTCAGATATCTTTCCTGAACAAGCAGAATAAGTCATTATTACGGAACTACTAGATAAGGGGAGTAATCCCCTTATCTAGGTTAAGGTCTATTTGTCAGGATCACGAGTTAAGTTGTATATAACCATTTCAGTCAAATCTGTAGCAACGGAGTTAAGAAACTTACCATTAGGGTTGATGTAGCTTCTAGGATCATTAAGATAATCCTCACATTCCTGCACAGCTTCATCACTCATGATGGCATTTGCTGAGATAGTGTCACCGTCAAAGTCAGCAGTGAGACCTTTAAGTCTAGAATCGTGAAGTACAAGACTATCCTGGAAATCAGAATTCAGATCAGGGTAGTGAGGTAAAATGATAAAGTAGTCATCTTTGTATTGTGAACTAAACTTTACCTGTTTACTGGGTACCGTACTAGCGACCTTAACTCTTGAAGGGTAGGTCGATCCAAGTTCAATTGCCGGATATCTGGTGATCTGAGCAAACTTACGTTCAGTTGCACGGAATGTAGCAAGATACAACATTTCAGCATAAGTGAGAGGACGAATATTGTTCACATCTACATCGTGATTCTTCTGAGATTTCATGAAACTAATAAAATCTCGTTTATCTCTCAGTAGATATATTTCATCATCCTTTTGGTAAACTAAAAACATGTAGTAGTGTTTACCTTTTATATCCTTCAGAATAACAAAGCGTTTACGCATGTGTATATTCTGGAACATTTGGATGAGTGACTCCATACCTTCAGAACTCTGAGCTTTGGTTATTTCATCTGGAGCAACTTCAATGTATTCAGTATCGAAAGTCTTTGTATTGATAGCAGGTACATTCAGAGCACCTTGATCAAATACCTGACCATAAAAGAGTTGTCTCAAATTATGGATGACCAAAGGTTGAAACATCTTGGCTGCTTGAAACAATGGAATAACTGTTTCATCGTGTTTGTGATAAGACGGAGAATCTACCGAAGCTGCTCTTAGGTTAGATACACTACATACGTTTCGAGTACCCCAGCCTATTGCACGTCTAGCGTATCTACGTTGGACAAACCCACGTTTACCATCTAAGAAGTTTTCATGTTCTTTGTAGAGTTCAAAACACTTTAACTGAATAGTGTAACGTACACCATCGTACAATCTAGAAAGTTCAGGATCATCACTCGATTGGACCTCATTACCCAAACTCATGATTCCAAGATAGAACTTGTTAATATCTTCCGTGACATACCTGTCACCTTCTTGTCTAAGATCTCGTAATCCAGCAGGAAGTACTAACAATTTATCTGTGGTTGCAACATTTGCTTCTCGAGCTTTATTGACAAGATCTACCTTAGTATTACGAGCATAAGACTTAGTCTTAGTGAATACTAATTTAGGAAATACATCCATAAAAAATGTAAACCCTGTATCTGCTCCAGGAGTCTCAGGTGAACAGAGTACAATGTCCTTTAACTTAGGATCAAATTTAGCATATGCTTTTCCAGCTAGAACGTCTTGGTAGTATCCTTTAAGATCAGTGACCTTTTTAAATACCCCCGGAACAAATACTCTGGTATTAAGAGCAATATAACCAATTCGTACAATTCTACTGGGACTTCCTATCTCTCCAAATATATCTTCACTATAAAGACCTTCGGGATGTAGTCTTGTTGTAGAAGGTTCCCAAATCAGATGTGATGTGACTTGTCCACAGTTGTGATCCGTGATATATTGATCAACATTTAGCTGCCATAAATTGACTGGATTTGTAGGTTCCATGTGAGTATATTCCTCCATTAAATTGGGGATTGGCATAAGATTCTAATTACTTCTGATTGGATATAGAATGTAAACGTATATACTCTGGGAGCAGAAATCATGTCAGAAATTCCATTTGATGCCGCTAAACTTAATGGCATGTTAATGAGCGATATCACTAAGCCGGTTAAGACTGTATATATAGATTTACAGTATTTACAGGATCTTTATCTGGGTACCATGGTGTTACTAACATCCACGATTAATCCCGATAAAGAAAAGTTCAATCATATCGTTTCTAATATTTCGAAATATAACTCCCGTGTGGTGTATGACCACGCAGGATGTTTTCCTGATTTACATCTGACTGACGAATCTCTTCGAGAGTACATGAATGATCCTCAGTATCGAAATGTGATTCTGTGTAGTTCACCTGCAACTACTCTGACATTAGAGTTTTCCAAAATTCACAACTTTATACGTACCAGAAATGTTCATCACGGTTATACGGGACCTATCTCGTACTGGATCAATACCTTTCCTATTACTACTTGTGATGAAAATGACCATATCGTAATCAAGGAAAAGATATTGTATTTCGATCCAGAAAACTATCTTGCTAATCTTTTTGATTTACATGGTAGATCTGCTGAATTTTTGGAGACCTTACAACGGGAGTATGTGGATTTATTTCAACAGCCAGAAAGTTGGAATAAAGAAGCTACCGTACGTGTGGCACTTACATCCACACCGTTTACAAAACTGTCTAAAGAAAGTCTGATTCAACCCGATGCATTTTTCATCTATGATTTAGAAGGGGTAGATGATCCTTCTAAAAATATTTACGACTATCTGGTTAATCAGAAACTTATAGAAGACTGTCCTGTGTTCGCACCTGAAAGATTGTGGGACCGGGATCTTATCAAAAAGTTACCATATTTAACCCAGCAACAAAGAGATGGTATTTTTGCAGCAACTATGCTGACCACCTCTATGTATTTTGCCTTGACATATTTGAACCCGAATATCCTTGTAGAAGAATAAAAAAGGATAAGAGGAACTAATCATGGTTAAAAAGCGTGATGAAATAAATCTAGACGATTCTCAAATGGATGACTGGGAAAGTGATTTTGAGGATTTTGATTTTGATTTTGACCCAGACTCTTCTTCGAGATCTTCACGTGAACCTGCATCCACTAGCCGTCAAATCATCTCCGGTGGTTTAGAAGGTATCACAAGTGATGCAGGTAAGAAGTTTGCTACTCAACTTGGGCGCAAGATGCCCCACTCTGAATCATTAGTCAGCGAGGGGATGCGGGTTGCATCAGATATTCAAACTCTTAGAACTAATTTTTCTAGAGATGTTGGTCCAAGTATAGCGCAGCTTAAACGTGCTGGGAAGGTTATCCTTCCCAGATACGAAAACTATCTTCCGGCTAAGCTTAAGACTAAGCTTAAAACATTCTTCGATAGTGCCGAAAATGTACGGTCAACTGCAGACGTAGAAGCTTCCAGATC